ATTGCGCACGAGCCAGCGGGCACGGGCCGTGATATCGGGACCAGAGGCCGCGATCAGTGCATTGACATGGGCCCGCGTCGCGCGGAACCCGCGCAGGCGGCGGTGATGCTGGCCCGCATCAAAGCCGCCGATGAAGGCGCCAAGCCGCTGCCGCCAGTTCATCACAGATCCTTCACGGCATGGGGGCGCAGAATGCGCCCTGCGCCGCGTTCCAGTTTTGCGATGCGCCGCTCGATATCCCCTATCGCTGCAGCAAGCTCTGCGTCCGAGCCATAAGTCACGGTCTTGCCATCATAGCTGACTGACCGCGTGCCGCTGTAGCGCGCGGCCAGCAACGCGCTGTGGCGGGATTTGAGATCATCGAGGGTCATCAAGTTTTGCTCATTCCATGTATTTTGGCGTACTGATTTTCCAGCCACGCCGCCGCGGTGCTGTGATGCGCCCGGCTTGCGGCTCAGCCGATTTGTCGGTCTCGGGCTGTGCCACGGTTGCGGCTGTTTCCACACCAGCCTGCTTCTCCAGCTGTCGCCACATCCGCTCGTCAAAGCGATCTGCACCAAGGATCCAGGCGGCTGCCCGCGCATAGACCCGCGTATCGAGGGCCTCGTTCCTCTCCCGTAGCTTTTGCCATTCCTGGCGGGCAAAGCCGCGCTTGTTGCGGATCGTGACCAGCTGTTCGCCTACCAGCTGTTTGAGCCATTCGCTGTCGGCCCAGTCAGGCAGGTGGATCTTGCCAGGGGGCGTTGCCGCGCCCAGCGCCCGATCCTCATCCGACGGCCTTTCGATACGCAGGTACCGGTAGGTCTCGGCTTTGAAGGTAGCGGTGGCCACCGTCCAGAGCCGCGCGCCGCGTTTGAGCTTGCGGCCATTCACGGTTGCATCCACGAATGTCGGCCCCGAGACGGGTGTCGCCCGGTTGAACCCTTCCAGACCCTTCACTGGGGCCACTTGTGCGATGCCCTGCTTGCGCGCCCATCCGTAAACAGCAGCCGTTTCATAGCCGGTATCGATCGCCAGTTTGGCCAGTGGCATCACCGCGCCATGCTCGTGCACCCAAGTCTGGCCCAGAAGCGAGGTCAGCTTGTCCCAGCACGCCGGATCGTCCGGTCCACCCGGGATGACGATGTGATCGACAAGCCAGCTTTGCAGCCCGCGGCCCCAGGCCCAGACATCGACCTCGATCCGGTCCTTCTGCACATCTGCGCCCGCCGTCAGGAACAGACCTCCTGCGGGGATCTGCGCAGCGAAAGTAAACCGCTGATCCGCAAGACGCTGCCATTCCGGTGTCTCGCCGCTTTCAACCCAGGTCTCCCCCAAGAGTGTGTTGTGCGCCGCGCGCAACATCTCGTCCGAGCCCTGGGCGGCCAGCCAATCCCGCGCGATCTGCTCCCAGCTTTTCCAGCCGATCGGCGAATAGAGCGCCGAGAGGTGGAAGCCGATGGCATGCGGATTGTCCGACACTGCCGTTGCCCGCCATTCGCCCCGCGCCAGCATGACGGTCTTGTGGTGCTCGGCGATGGGTTTCTCGCACCCTTCACAGGTGTAGGCCGCCGATTCCGGCTGTCCCTTTGCCCAGCGCAGGCGCTCGAACTGCAACCATTGCATCGCACCACAATGCGGGCAGGGCACGAAATACCGCCGCTGGTCGCTGGCTTCAAACTCGCGCTCGATCCGGCTCAGCCCGCGGATGGTGGGCGTCGAGACCATGAACACCTTGCGCCGGTGCGCGAAGGTCGTTGTGCGCGCTTCCGCCAGCGTGACGGGATCACCTTCCTCATCGGCCGAGGCGGGATAGGCGTCGACCTCATCGAGAAACACATAGCGTGCTGGCATCGACCGCAGGCCGGTTGCCGAATTTGCCCCGGTCAGCACCAGAATGCCTCCGGGGAACTCTTTCGACAGCATCGAATTACCCGCATCGCGTGAGCGTGCTGGCTGCACGCGCTCCTTCAGCGCGGGGCTGTCTTCAATCAGCGGATCAATCCGGCCCCGCGACGTGCGTTTGGCCATCTCGACCGTGGGCAGTACCGCCAGCATCGGCCCCGGTGCGTGATGGATGACAAAGCCGATCCAGTTATTCCCTGCCTCCGTGGCCCCGACCTGCGCCGCCTTCATAAATGAAATCCGCTGCGCCGGATGGTTTGGCGACAGCGCATCCATGATGGCGCGCAGATAAGGCGTCCGAGATGTGCGGTACTGTCCGGGTTCCGCCGATGCACGCGATGACAGTTTGCGGTGCGCATCTGCCCATTCCGACACGGTCAGGTCTGGATCCGGCCGCATGCCGTTGCGCCAGACGCGTAGAATGTCCTCGGCGCCATCAAAGGCAAGATCGAGATCTGCTGTCAGGTTGTCGTCGGTCAGGTTGTATGCGTTGCCGTCATCATTCAAGCGAGACCCTGAGGTCGGCCAGGGCGGTGAGTTGCTCTCGGACATGGGTTTCCAGCACCCTTTGCAGGATCGCAGTCTCGATCGTCACCGCATCACCGGATGCCCTTTCCATCTCTGCGGATAATTGGGCAGCCATCAGGGCCGCTACACGGGTGGGCCAGGTGACCCAGACATCGCGCTCCTGGCGCGCAAGATGAAACACCAGCGTTTCCGCCCGTGCGCGGTCGACCAGCACGCCCTTCTTGCGCTGGATCGAGAGCTGGCGCTCCTGCGCCTGATAGACCGTCAGCGCCGTGCGTGCCTTGAGATAGGAGGTGCTGTCGCCTGGCCCTGACACGCCGCCAGTGCCTGAGATATTACCGCTGCTAATCCCTCCACCATCACTACCCGCGTTAACGCCACCCCGCGACCGCATCTGTTGATCCGGATCCGTCATTGCACCGCGGCGTGCATCAGACGCCACTGCATCAATTGAACCGTCCGCAAACAGCACCAGGCGGCCATTCTTGCGGGCCTTCTGCACGGCTCCACGCGATAGGCCGGAGTGTTCTGCATAGGCGCGTTCGGATAGACCTTCCATGGCGCTTGGGATGCCCTCAACATATTGTAAATAAACGGGAAAGCTGCTCTATTTGAGTTGATTATACTGCCCGTCAGAGCGATTCTCAGTACAAGCAAACACGCCTGAACGGAGACAAAGAAATGACCCTTGCAGAACGTTACAACGCCCAAGCCAAAAGCCTGCTGCCGCATATGGCCGAGAGCCTGGCTGTTGATCCCGCCATCACCTGCGCGGGCGAGATCGATGACATCGTGTTCCGGCGCAGCGAGTACCTCGGCGGCATGGCGATCGCCATTCTCGCCCTCATCGAACAGCAGGCTTGAGGAGAAGACCATGAGCATGGCAACCACAACCATCCGCATAGACTATGCAATGCTGCCCAACCATTTCGACCGCAGCCGCCCCAACGCCGTCGCTGAAGCCATCGAGACCGCGCTGCGGGACGCAGGGATCAAGGCCGAGGCCTCGGACATCTTCTCGCACATCAAGATCGAACTGCCGACCAGCCAGCTTACTGCCGCCTGCGCGGCGTTGGCCGACCTGAAGCTGATTTGAAGGAGGGCGGTCCATGAGCACCCGCGCACAAATCGCCATCCAGACAGGTCCCGACGAATGGGCACATGTGTATGTACATTTTGATGGTTACCCCGCCCACATGCTGGACGCTCTTTCACGATGGACGCCTGAGGACATTCTGGCCGCCCGCGAAATCCGGCAGGTGCGTGTGGACGCACTGGATTGTTTTGATCCACCAGGCGCGCCCCGCATCCTGCAACAGCCCACTTGCGAATTTTGCCATCTTTATATCTGGCAGGCGGGTGTATGGCGTGAACTGACCTCCCTGTGTGGGGTGCAAAAAAGCAATCAAATTGCGCCAAATTGACTACGCTAATCGCCCTGACAGAGCGATGGTTGTCTCAGCAAAACGATGCACCACACCAAAGGATCCAAGCCCATGACCGCACACGCCATTCTACCCAGCCGCAACGAAGATTACGGCTTTTTCCAAACCCTGACAAACTGCCCGCAGCGCGAGCGCCGCAGCGCAGAGGTCTGGACGCTGGCTTCACGCTTTATCGCCGCAGCCATCAGCGCCGATACCGAAGACGAGATGATCGGGATCCGCGACTTTCTTGACAGCCGGATGGGCCGCCACTTCGCCGACGATGTGGTCGGCAATATGACGGGCTGCAACATCGACAGCGAGGCTGCGATCCAATCAGCAATCTGCCGCTGGCAGGGCTGGCGCATCAGCAAGCGGACCGAGCGCGAGGAGGGCATCCCCGCAGGCCTTCCCTACCTGACGGGTTGGGTGCAGCACTTTGCAGTGACGGCCGCGATGGCAGACGCGGACTGAGGCTCGCACCCATCACGTTCTGGCCAGCCCGCGCTCGCGCGGGCCAATGCCGGTAGAAGGGCACGCATCCCGCGCTGCCCGTTTCACCGGAGACCACCATGCCCAATCTCACCAAAACCCAAACCCTGATCCTGACCACGGGTGCCCAGCGCGCAGACAACATTGCTATGCCGCTGCCCGAGGGACTGCATGGCGCTGCTGCCAAGAAGGTCGTGAGCATGATGATCGACCGCGGTTGGCTCGAAGAGGTCGACGCCGACACCCGCAAAGGCGAACCGCTCTGGCGTGAAACCGGCGATGGCCACGGCACCACGCTGGTCGTGACCGACGCAGGGATGCTGGCGGTCGGGATCGAGCCAGTGGTCGTCAAAACAATGGCGGCGGTCCGCAACCGTGTAGCTGAAAAGGCAAGTTCCAAGGCTTCGACACTGACACCGACGCCGCGTAGCGGCACCAAGCAGGCACGAGTCATTGCGCTTTTGGAACGCCCTGAAGGGGCGAGCATCGCCGAGATTGTTGAGATCACCGGTTGGTTGCCACACACAACACGTGGTGTCATCTCGGGTGCTCTCAAAAAGAAGCTGAGCCTGCCGGTTGCGTCAGAAAAGATACAGGGCCGCGGCACGGTATACACGCTTCCCAGCCGGTGATCCGCGCCGTTATCTCAACCGTTCAAACAAACGCCTCAGGGTATAGCTGCGGATCAATGAGACCCCAACAAAGACGGCCCCAATCGCAAGGTTGTCACCAAGGCTGACTTGCAGCCCGAACCATGGGAACGCAACGATCTGGGTGATCACTGCGAGCGCATAGCCGAACACAACGTTGGTGATAGCTTCAACCAATGAAAGACGTTGGGATTGGCTCATGCGGCCAACCGCTTTGCTTTCAAGGCGCTGAACGGTTCGCCGGTTTCCACCAAGACAGCATCAACCCCCGTGAATATTTGCCAGCGCTCGATGGCCACATCGACATAGGTCGGGTTTAACTCGACCCCGAAGCACACGCGCCCGGTCGTCTCCGCCGCGATCAGCGTCGTGCCGGATCCCATAAAGGGCTCGTAGACCGCTTGGCCGGGGCTTGAGTTGTTCAGGATCGGGCGGCGCATGCATTCAACCGGCTTTTGCGTCCCATGCACGGTGTCAGCATCCTGATCCTTGTTCGCGATCTGCCAGAGCGTCGTCTGCTTGCGGTCGGCCGCCCAGTGGCCTTTGCCCTTGGCGCGCACGGCGTACCAGCAGGGCTCATGCTGCCAGTGATAGTCACCGCGGCTCAGCACCAGCCGGTCCTTGGCCCAGATAATCTGCGAGCGGATGTTGAAGCCCGAGGCAATCAGGCTGTCGGCCACAGTCGCAGCATGCAGCGCGCCATGCCAGACATAGGCGACATCCCCAGGAAACAGCGCCCAGGCCTCACGCCAGTCCGCACGGTCATCGTTCAGCACCTTGCCGGTGCGCTTGGTTGCAGCAGCGCCTGCTTTATTGCGCCATCCGGGATCGTATTCCACGCCATAAGGAGGGTCGGTAACCATGAGGAGTGGCGTCACTTCGCCAAGTAGCCGTCCGACGACATCGGCCGACGTACTGTCACCACAGATCAGCCGGTGCGACCCGAGCTGCCAGAGATCACCAGGGACCGACACTGGCGTCACCGGCACATCCGGAATGTCATCCTCGCCCTCGACCGGACCATCAGTGCCCAGCGCATCGGGGTCTTGCAGCAGTGCATCGAGCTCTGCATCCGTGATCCCGAGGAGCGACAAATCGAAATCTTCAGCCAGCAGCCCCGCGATCTCGTCGCGCAGCATGGCTTCGTCCCAGTCGCCCAGCTCGGTCAGCTTGTTGTCGGCGATCCGGTAGGCCCGCCGCTCGGCTTCATCAAGATGCCCCAGCCGAATGACCGGCACATCCGTCAGCCCCAGCATGGTTGCAGCCAGCACCCGGCCATGCCCGGCGATCAGCTCACCGTCATCAGCAACCATGCAGGGCACGGTCCAGCCGAACTTGGCCATGCTGGCCGCGATCTTGGCCACCTGATCGTCGCCATGGATCTTGGCATTGCGGGCATAGGGGCGCAGCCGGTCAATCGGCCACGTCTCGATCTCGCTTGGCGCGAAGACAAGGTCCATGAGGATGTTCTCGTTTTTGGGGTAAGGCGGACGTACCAATGCCACGGCCAGGGAGGCGGCAACTGCATTGGGATCCGCGATGTCGGGAAACAAAAAGCGCCCGCGAGAAATATCCTCCAGGCGCAAAACTTCGATGATTTGTGTATGAGTCAAGGGGGCTAGAAATGTCAAACCATTTTTTTGCGGCTCGTGTCGTGTCCTTTCTGCGCGCGGCGATGATCTCAAGCTTGCCGAGTTTGGTTCTTGATAAATATCAATGCGCTTAAAGGCGTCTATGTTTTAATTTACTGTGTCGATCATGCTGAAAGTCACTTATTATGAATGACAGGCCTACACAAAATAACCCAGAAGCCACCCCTTTAGTGCTTCCCATCCATGCCCAGGTTGATCTGGCTGACTTGAACCATCTGACTGAACTCCTGGTTGATCTTTACCCTGACACGCCTGAAGACAGACGAAACGATGATAAATACTTGGCGCTTCTTGGGCGCGTTCGTGAGTTATGTGAAAAACTTAATGCCATTTAA